CAGTAGCTGTAACTGTTGTACTCATGTCTAACAATTGATTTGTTTGTGCAGTCGAAGATGAAAACTGGTCAGAGATACTAGGTGAATTACTGATGCTTCCTGTTGCACTAGCCGATGTTGAACCGGAAGTTGCTAAGTTTGAGCTAGAGTTTGTTGATGTATTACCACCTGTTGTTGTGTATATACTTTCTCTAGCAGTTTTAATTGTAGATGCAACCACAGCTAACGATTTTTCTTTTGTTAAACTAGAGCCTTTTTCTTCAGCAACAAGCTCCTCTTCTTCTATTTCTTCTTCTATAACTTCGTCTTCTTCGTCTTCAACAAGTTCTTCAATAAGTTCTTCCTCCTGCTCCTCTGCATACGCAAGTTCTTCTTCCACAATTGTCTCTTCCTCAAACCACTCCTCCACTTCTTCAATAAATGTTTCTTGAAATACAAACTCTTCAATCATTAAATCTTCAATAGGTATAAAGACTTCTTCGTCACGCATGAATGGTAGAGGTTCTATAAATTCTTCTAGTGGTTGTAACTGTTCAAAGATTATTTCTTCTGCAAAAATAAACTCAGGTTCTTCAAAGATGTCATACTCAAATTCAAACACATACTCTTCAAAGATTTCTGGCTCTTCAAAAGTGTCATACATGTCATACTCTTCATAACCATAGTCAAACAAGTCTTCTTCATAACCATAATCAAAGTATTCTTCTTCTTGATAATAACCAATGTCCATTTCTTGCGTATATCCGGGACAGAAAGGACCGTATTGTGGGTCTAAGTCACACTGTAGATCATCGTAAGCATCCCAATATCCTGCACAACTTACATCGTTTAGTGGATTACTACAGTCAAGAGTCTCACTTGTACCATACAAAGAACCACCATCTTCTAGTAAAGTATTTGCTGCAGTGTTATTCCAGTTAGTACTTACACACGAGCTAGTGTTGGTTGTGCCTGTATTACATTCATCGTGAAACAAGTATTGATAGTAAGTATCTGAATCTTTCTGTTGACCAATAAGAACATCGTGTTGAATAATATCTAAGTCACCATATCTAAAATCAAATGTAGAGTTAGTCCAAAGTATTACTTCAAAACTGTTATCAGATGCACGGTTGTACTCTTTCAGATCGTACCAACCAAAGACTGTTTTATCGCTAAAGTTCTTGGCTAACATCTTAGACTGATTATCTCTAATGAGGTCAGTCCAAAATGGAAACAATGTATAGTTGTATTGTGGAAGTGGGTCAGGTGTATAATCACCACAGTAATTATTATAGTTTACATTACCTGTACCTAATCCAAAGTGAAGGCAACCATTCGTAGCCATACGAGCAGAGGTAAATTGTTTGTCGTAAAAAGTAAACGTAAAGTCTAAATTAAAAGCAGACGAAAGCTGGTCGTCACCAACATTAAGATTAGTAGTGCCTGATTCGTTTGTGAGGTCTACTAAAGACTGATTGCCTTCGTAGATATACTGACTAAAGACATTAAGACTTAAGAGACACGCTACTGCGTAGCATAAAATTCTTTTCTGCATTGACCTTTGGTTTTAGTTTTTCGTGTGTAAATAACCTTAACTGCCCCAACAACATCTTTGTTTATTTTATCTCTGTTAGGGTTTCTTTCATGTGTGCATTGCTGTATAAAAAGTTTCTCTTGCTCTTTAGCATCAGGTCTTTTAGATTTGTTTTGTTCCCAAGCCATTGTTGCTTCTTTACCTATTTTACCTCGGTAAGGGCAAGGAGTACCAGCCATCTCCATAGCTTTAAATACTCTTGGGTCTTGACAAAGTATAGATACTGAAGCGACTTTCATACCGGTATCGTATAGATACTTGGAAAGTTTTAAGCGTTCACAGTTCTCGTCAGTCACAGTTGCTCCTGTAGAGAACCCAAATACTTGCCCTTGAAAAGCCCCTGAACGACCTACTGTACATAGGTCTTGGGAATAACTCATAATGCTAGGTGCAATAGCAGAAGCAGGAGGTGCTTTACTTTTTACGTTCTGATTAATAGTTTGGGTAGAGTTAGACTCATTAATATTTCTATTGGTATTATCAGATGTAGTGTTATTATTATTATTGTTAGTATTTTGAGTAGTAACATTTGAATCTGAAGTTGATTGATTAATGTTAGTATTAGTATTTGTATTAGTATTATTACTTGTAGAATTACTTGTATTGTTTACATTTTGATTTACTGTAGAGTTTACAGTAGATGTAGATGTAGACGTAGATGTGTTGACGTTGTTATTAGTATTGGTATTATTGCTTGTAGATGTGGAATTATTAACATTGTTATTTGTGTTAGTTGATGTATTAACATTAGTATTGTTATTAGTTGAAGTGTTTACATTAGTATTAGAATTTGTATTGGTATTTGTATTTGTATTTGTGTTAGTATTATTATTTGTATTTGTATTAGTAGTAACCGTTGTATTAATTGTAGTTAAACCATTATCTTCACAATACTGAGTACCTGACGTACAGTTACCTGTAGGTTCAGCACTTAACCCAAACGACAATGTAATTAAACTCAATATAAATAATGGTCCAAAAAATCCTCTATTTAAATCACCTCTTGACACTTTATTTATCTCCTGCTGGTTTTTTAGATGTGCTAGTGTATAGACCAAACCATGCAGCTCCTGCACCTACAACAACAGATATTAAACCTGATTGTTCCATTGTAGGATTGTCTAGTCCCATAAACCAAAATGTGGTATAATATAATAAATACATGTAAACACTTAAAAAAGCTCGAGGTATAATCCTCCAGCTATCTACAGCTTGTGCTACAAATATTAATTTTTGATAAGGGTTATCATTCTTAGTATCTTCTAACTCTCTTATCCTATCTTTTAATTCTGACTTTTCTTGTAGCAAAGCCATGAATTTATTAAGGTCAATTTCTACCTCATTTCTATCCATGTCGCCACTAAAGCCACCCATCATATTATTGTTTTGCATAATGCCCTCTATTATTTTTTAACTAAACTACCACCAAAGTACATGCCTATAATAGCTGATACTAAGTTAGTATCTAGTTGCGTAATTACCAAGCCTTTAAATGTTATCCATTCAAAAACTTCTCTCCCTTCTGTTAAAAATAAAAATCCCGGATTAAATACAGTATAACCTACTGTTACATCTACATCTGGATAGTATACTGCTACTAGTTTAGGCAGTATAACAATTGCAAAGATAGATGATAAGGCAATGATACGTCTTGTCCATTGAAACCCTACATTATCCACGTTTCTTGCAGATTCAATTGCTTCTAATTGAAATTTACCACGAGTAATTAAAAGCTCTTGTTCTTTTTGTTTAGCTTTTAATCTTTGTGACCACAGACTTAGCATACTACTAATTAAAGTAGACCCAAGCATGGTTATAATTTCAAATGGAAACATATTATTTATCCAGTGTTAAAGTTGATTCAAGTAATTCGTTTACAGAGTTTATTAGGTACTCCGGTATTTCTGCACCTAATATATCGTCCGCATTATATGCTATCATATAAGATTCTAACAGGTCTTCGTATAAAGGTCTGAACTCTTCTCTAGTTACCCAAGCTTCGTTACATTTTGTACGAGCTTTACAGTCTATTCGATACGCAACATCGAGTTGTTTTTCTGTATAGAGTAACATTATTGATCAAGGACAACCTGCTGTAGCTCAACGCTACGTCTACCTACTTGAGTAAACCACCGACTGTTTTGCATTTCGGCAGCCATTCTATCCCAGTTATGTTCTCTACAAGCCTGTAGCATATTTCTAAACTTTAAAAGTCTTGAACCACCTAAATTAAAACACATGTTTACTAACACGTGCTGTATTTTTTCAGGAAGTTTATAAAAATCTTCTTGATTACCAAACACATGTATAGCTTCTTTATAATGTTTATTAAAATCATCTTCGTAATACATGTCAACTACTTCTTGTGATACAGGTGTACCAACTTCCCAAGAATATTCGGGGTCATTAGGCTGACATAAATGACCAACTCCTAGAGTTTTATAGCCTAAACTGTCCATATAAATTTCTAGGACTTCGCCCTCGTGTCGTTTAATATCTGCTTTACATTGTTCAATGTTCATCGTTCTTCCTCGTCTTCTAATATAACACCTGCTTGTTCATCATATGGAACACCAGTCATTCTATCTTTTCTTTCATCAGGTTCGTCAATAACATTAGGTACGTTTAAAACTATACCTCCTTTTGCATAACTACCTAGACCTGCTGTTGATGTTGTTTCTGGTGAAGAACCTCTAGCTGCTCTTCTTAATTCTTTTTTAGTTCCTTCTCCTAATACTAAATCTAATGCTGAGTATCCGGGAATATTTGTAACTAAAATTTCAGGTATATTTTTTCTATATAAAATACCATCAATTGCATCTTGAGGTAAAGGACCAGCAAAAGCTTTTAGTGTTGCTGTATAAGCTCCTACATTTCTATCATATTCGTTAGCCCATCGAGACTGATAATCAAACGGACCAAACCCACCCCATCTTCTAATTGATTCAGCTATTAATTTGCCATCATCTTTTTTTAAACCAGTTTCATAGTCTGTTAAGTTTTCTCCATTACTTCTAATTGTATTACCAATATGTGCTACAGCACTCATTAATATAACTGTAGGAAGTACTTTAGGTATACTTTGCATTGGACTATTAACAGCTTCGTTTGAAAATCTTTTTAATATTGTGTTGTTAAAAACTGTTGGATATCCAGCAAACTGAACTAATAACTGAGCAGCAGGAAGAGAGAACCATAAAGGTCTGTTAGCTTCTGCAGTGCTTGGGTTTAAAATAATTTCTTTTGTAAATCTATTAGCTCCTGATGTGTAAGCTCCTTCATAAAAATCTTGAGCTTTAGCTAATGCATCATCAAACTTACCATCTTTTAATGATGCTCGATACCAAGCAACAGCTTCGTTTGCGTCAATTCCTAAATCATTAAGTTGTTGAGTTAAATATTTTTTGTTACTTTTACTTAAATTACCTTCAGCTAATCTTTTAGCATTGGTTTTAATTAATCTTTTTCCAGTTGTAAAAGATGCTAATTGTACAGCTTTAGTCCACTGAGTTAATAAGTTAACTTTAAAAAAAGCAGCTTGTCCTCTTTTAGCCCACTTACCATACATTCCCTCACCAGCTAACCCTTCAATTCTTTCTTGAACTGCTTGTTCTAAAGCCAACCCAGTTTTGTATAGTTCTCCCCATACATCATCATCAACAGTAGCAAAAATAGATTCTCCTTCTTTTTGAATACCAATGTCTTTAATGCCTTTTGTTTTTTTGCCAAGTATTCCTCGTTGAATTCCTTTAATACTTCTATCAAGAACACTATTACCTTCTTTAACAATTGAACTTGCAATGTCTTTTATAACTGCAGGTGAATCTTTTAAACCTGCACGACTTAAAAGTAAAAGAGGTTCAGTAACACTTGATAAAGTAGCAAAAGGTAAGTGAGCCATTTGCTGAGATAGTTTACCCCAATCAGCCATACTTCTAGCCCAACCTTCTCTCTTTAATAAAGAACCGGCATCTGTTTCAATGCCTGTTACTCTAGCGTGGGTTGTTCTTGCTTGTTTTATAATTTTATCAGCATCTGTTGCTGACATACCTGCAGCTTTTAATTCTTTAAACATTGGTTGAATTGTATTATCTTCAAATTCTTTTAAAGTTTTACCAAAATATTTTGCCCGGGCAATTGCTTGACCAGTGTTTGTAAAATAAGTTTCTAATATTTGTTGAAGATCGTCTTCTAAAAATTCAGCCATATCTTCATCTTTAATATTTCTAAATCTTCTTTCTTGTAAAAAACCTGTAGCATTTGCACGTTGACCTTTTTGACGTAATTCAAACGGTGTCCATCTATACTCTAACATGTCTTTAACAATCATATCAGCTTTTAATTCTTTAGCTTTTAATAATTGTTCAGGTGTAGCATCTTCAATTCTATAAATTACTTGTTGAGTTTTACCTACTTTTGTACCTTTTACTCCAGCTTCTTTTAAAAAGTTTGTTCTAAAAATATCATCATCTACACCTTTAGCATCTCTTAATACACCTTTACGAACTTCATCAGTTAACTCATCAACAAACTGTACTGTTGGTAGTTCGTTTATAGGATCAGCGTGTCCGGAATCAATTAATAATTTTTTAAATTTATCTTGTTTTTTTTCTAAAACTTCATATTTAAAAAGTCTTGGGAAATAACCTTTAGTAAATTTAACAAAAGGTCCAAATAAACCTACTTGAGCTGCATCTTTAAAAGCTGTATCTAGAGTTTCACGAACTCCTTTATAAGCTTGTATAACTGCTGGTTCAACTTGCCCTTTTAATTTATCTACATTATTTATATCTAATGTATTGTCTCTTAATAATTTTAAAAGAGAAGCTTCTTGTTTTTTATCTAATCTAGCTCTCCATCCTGTACGATATAAAACATTTAAACTTTTAGCTAAAGCATATTGATATTTTCCTATCATTTCTCCCATAAACAAACCAAAAGATTTTTCTTTAACTCCTTTTTCTCCTCTGCTTGTTAAAGTTGTATCATAGTCATATCTTAATTTTTTTAAAAATTCTTTAAGTGTTGGAGATTTTTCAACATAAGAATTAAACCATGTAGTAGGCTTACCAAATGTATTTGCAATAATTTTATTTAAAGTTGGACCACTAGAAGATAAAGCTAAATCAATTCTAGAATCTTCAACAACTTCTTTTCTAGTTTGTGATGAAGCTACATTATCAATTAAGTTTTCATTAGTATGTTTAAACTCTTTAGTTAAATATCTATTACCATATAAACCGAGCCCACCACCAATAACACCACCAGCTATACCACCAAATAATCCACCAGCTACTGTCATCCCAGCAAGAGAACCTAAATCATATTCATCTCTAATACCAAGATCAACATCAATATCCTGCACAAAAAACTCATGTGGTCCAGCCCAAGCCATGCCTTCAGCAGCACCAAAAAGTGCAGTTTGTTTAGCAGCTCTTACAGCTTTAGCTTGTTTTAAAGCTGCTCGTTTTGACAATTGTGAAGCTGTAAGTTTTTTAACACCTGCTTGTGCTGCAGCTCCTAAAGCTCCACGTGTAGCTAAACTAGCACCACCTGTAGGTATAGCAAATAATCCTGCAAGAATATTTAAAGGGTCGGTTAAAATATCTACAGATAAATCTTTAACTAAATTAAATCGTTCTTTAAAACCTTTTAAGTTAGAATTATTAAATTTATTACGAAGGTAAATATAATCTTGTTTTTCTTGTTCAGTCCAATCACCAACTTCAGTAGACCTAACAAATGCAGAACTTAAACTAAAATTTTCATCACGCAAGTATTCAAAAATATTTTCATTTCTACCTATACCCTGTAAAAATCTTTCTGCTCTCATAGCAAACTCAGGGTCTTTTTCTAAATCAGTTAAACTATAGTTATAACCAAGATTAGATGGAGTATCATACTCAGTAACTGAAGCTAAGTTTGGTTCAGGAGCTACTGTATATGTTTCTTCAGGAGTTAATCCATAAGATTCAGAAACAATATCAGCAAACAAAGGATTGTCATTTGTAGGTTCTTTAGGTTCATCTATAAACCTTGTAAGATCAACTGCCATGTACTATCTACCTAAAAGACTTTTTAATGTTTGTTTGAAACCACCACTAACAAAACCATTATTTACTAAAAAGTTTTGTCTGGCTTCTTCTCTATCTTCTATATAAGTTGGAGATTTTGGGTCATATCGTACATAATTATCAACATAGTAATCTGCCATTGCTTCAGGTTCTGTAGGAATAGAATCTACAGCTACCATAAAGTAAGCTCTAGCTACAGCAGCAGAAACTACAGGTTGTTCTAAATCTTTTTTAGTAACATCCATTAAGTCTATATTTAAATTATCTTTTAAAAGTTCGTTGTATTTTTTCATATCTCTACCAATACCATCAGTAGATAATCTTCTTTTAATTTCAGCTAGACTTTGAGATGGAATAATTTGCATAGGACCATAAGCATCTCTTGTTGTACTAAATGTATTTTTATTTAGCCCATAATTAGATTCTGCTTTAGCTACGTAGTTTAAAAAGTTTTTAGTTGTTTGTTTATAATTATCGCTTACACCTTGAATGTCAACAACAGCTTCAATAGCTCTTTTCATTACATCTTCACCAACAGCCTTAGGTTTTGTAATATCTAAATTAATTTCTTGTGTTTCTGTCACTTCTTCTTTTTGTACAGTTTGCATAGAACTTAATTCTTTTTTGTTTTTGTTATACTCTTCTTCTAATCTTCTAAATTGAGATGGAGTTGAATTAAATTTTAAGTTAGTTCTATTAGTTTCAAATTCAGTTACTTTAGCTTGTAACTCATTCATACCTTTATCTCTTAATTCAGGCGATGCTAAAATAGTTCTTCGTTGATTTTCAAGTTCTGTAAGTCTAGTTTTTGCTTCTTCAATTTGTCTTGGTGAAGCTTCAATAACTGTACCCATAATTTTATTACCACCTTGATTAATAAATCTAGTAGTTTGTCGTATTTGATTTTCAATTTGACTTATTTGAATAGCTTGATCACCACCTAAAGATGTTCTAGCTTCTTCTTCTTTAACTTGTAAGTACTCTATAATTGGTAAATTAAGAGGATTTGGTGTTGTATTATTAAGTTCTTCTAAAGCTTGTAATTTATCGTTTTCTGTACCTCTATTAGAATTTAATATTTGTAATGCCATAGAATACCAAGCATTGTCTTTTCCTCGTGCACTTAATTTAACATAATCTTGAGTAGCTTCTCCAGTTTTTAAATTAAACATAGGATTTAAAACTGGATCAATTTTATCTGAAGATTGTTTATCGCTGTACCCCATATTAGTTTTAATAGATTGTCGATCTACAATTTCCATTCCTAAACTAGCTAATGGGTCTTGAGCTCCATAAAATTTATAATCACTAAAAAATCCCGGATCGTATACTCCAGCTTGTAATACAGCTAAAGCTGCAAATTTGTTTCTAAACTCATCGTTTTCTAACTGTTTTATAAAATTAGTTGTTTGAGATGTATCAAACCCAGCACCTGCAGGACCTGCTTTTTTTATTATTTCTAAAGCAAATAGCTTATCATTTTTTAATCGAAGTGATAAAGCAAGAGCTCGTTTTTGAAAGTTTACTTTAACCGAAGGATTTTTTATATCTTTTTGTAAATCTTCAAACACACCATCATCAATATAAGATTGAAGACCATATCTTTCAAATACAATATCATTGTCTACGTCTCTAGCTAAACTTAATAAAACTACATCAGTCATATTATTTCTTTGTGGTTCATATTGTTTACTATTAACCATATTTAAATATCTTTCAGGAGATTGTCTTGCTGATTGTAATCCTTTATCAACAGCTTCCAATACTATACCTCTAACATTTAAACTACCTAAAACTTCTCGTAGTTCTGGAGTTTGTAAATTTTCAGGTTTTAATTTTTTAAAAAGATTTAAGTTGCCTTTAGCTTCTTGATCATTTCCTAGACTTTTAATAAATCCACCAAACGCTTCGAGCATACCTTGATTTGAAAGTTCTGATTCTTTTTGAGAATATTTTTGTCTAAGATATTGACTATACCTACCTTTATCTAGTTTAAAAGATTCTTTTAAAACATCGTCTCTTGATAATTTATCATCATTAAAAAATTTTTCTAGTCCATTTAAATATTTAACATGATTGTCATTTGTAATCATTTGTTCAAATAAAGATTGAGCTGCAACTTCTTGAACAATATTATATGCTCTAGGGTTGTCTTTTTGCATTGTAGGTTGAGATGAAAACTTTAGTTGTTGGTCAATTAACGGACTAATTTTATCAGTAAAACCTTGTTTATTATCTAAATTACTAAAAAATCTTTTTGTATTTTCTTCAGTCGTGTAAACTTTACCAGTTACAGGATTAATTTCTTTGGTAAATTCTTCTAAAGACTTATAACCAACAGGTGCATAATTATAAATTGTAGATAAATTTTGTATTTGTTTAGCATCACTTTCTGAACTAAGTAAATCTAATGTTTGTTGATTTGTTAATTCTTTTTGTCTACGTTTAAATGCATTTTTCATTAAACCTTGACCAGCTAAAAGCACAGCTAAAGCTTGTTGAACTCGCATATCTTTTTTATCACGCTTTCTTTGTTGTGCTGCAAGTTCACCTTTACGCTGAAGTAACGAACCTCCAAGCTCAGAAACTGACATGTTTTTATAATTATCTACAATATCACTATAGTTGGACATCTTTTAAACTCCTGTTTTACCTAACAAACTTTCGTTAGCTTGTGGTTGTTTTCTTTGTAAAATACTTTCTTTAATTTTACTTGTATCTAAATTATCTAATTGAGCTTTTAACTCTGGACTAGTCATAGGTATGTTTTTAGGTTGAACTGGTAGCTCTCGAAGATTTTTAGGATTAGGTGTTACTTCATTACTTGTTTGTAAGTTTCTTGCAACCTGTACATTTTTTTGTGCGATTGCTTTATCTTCTTCATCATCATCTAATGACTCATCAAGGTCTTCATCTTCTGAAAGGATTGGGTCAATACCTATTTTTTCTGCAACGGATAAAAGCATATACATAGTTGGTTCCATTAATGTAATAGCTAAATCAGGATTAATTTTACCTTTTTGAAAAGCTGTTTTAATTAATAACTCTGCAATGTTTGCTACTGGAACTTCATCAGACATCATACCTGCAAGAGTTTCCATGTTTTCAGGTTTAATAATTTCTAAAAACATTTTATCAATTGCTTCTCGTTGAGTTGTAATTTCAGGCGGTTGTTCCCAAGGATACGGAGTATCAGGAGAGTTTGTTAAAGACTGTCCGGGAACAGGAGCTTCAAACAAATAAGGTGTTGTTTCAGGGATTATATTTGCATTAGCCATATGTTCCTCCAGTAGCATAATCAGCAAAGGTTAAACCATATCCCGGTGCACCTATTGCAGTATTTATAGGATCAGTGCCGGGATTACCAAAAATTCCAGCATAAGCATTAGCTGCACTATTCATATTTGATGATGCATTCATTGGTATAAATGTAGCATCTGTTCCACCTAAAGTATATGGTTCGTTTGGTTGATTTAATTGGTTTGCCATTCCAATGTTTGGATTATAAAAAGCACCTTCTACATTATCAGGATTAAAATATTTATAGGCTGTAAAAACACCTGATGCATCTTTTGCAAGTGATGCTGCTTCTCCTACAGTTACTCCAGTTCCTAAAACTTCTGCATCACCTACTTTTGTTTTTAAATTTTGACTACCATCAACAATTTTTCTAAATATACCATCTTCTTTAATTTCTGGTGTATCAATAGTTTTAATTGTTGGAGCTTCTTTAGGGTCAATTCCTAAATCTTTAGCACGTGCTTTAGCATCAGCAGTAATTTTTCTTTGTCTTATTTGTTCTTTACGTAATTGTTCCGTTTTACCTGCTGGTAATTCTGCTCCTGAATCAATTCTTTTTTCTAAATCTGCAAAACTTTCTTTTGCTTGATCAGTTACTTCAGTAGGACTTAAAGTATCAGGAGTAGCACTAAACCGATTAGCTGTATCACTTACAAAATTTTTAAACGAAGTAGCTAATCCTTCAGAACCGGGACTCATAAAAGGTTTAGTTACCATATCAATCCCAGCAGTTAGTGCTTTACTTACTGTATTATAAACAGCACCTATAGTATTATCATAAGCGAAAGATGCTGCACTTTTTATAGAACTTCCAATGCTTGATAAAGTACTAGCAAACTTTGAAGGTAACATATTCATAACTTTAGAACCAAACTGTCCCATCCAAGACGTAAGCACATTACCCATACCGGGCAATATAAAAAACAAAGCTAAATGACCTAGAGGTCCTAATTTACCAAAAGCTTTTGTAAGTTTTTTAAAACCTTTTTTAATTCCTCTACCTATCTTACGCATTCGTTTAGCTATAGAGCTTCCAAGCTTTTTAAAACGTTTCTTTATACTTTTAAATAATCCCATATTTTCCTCTTAATCGTTATCTAACCAACCGTCTACTAAGCTTGTAATAGCTTGTAAATTACCTGCCCAACTATCTTTTCTATTTACACCTTCTTCATTACCTAGAGCAGCTACAAGTAAAGATGTTTTTCTTTGCTCATCATTATCCCATCTTTTAAATGCAAAGTCTGCTTCGTCTCTAAGTTCTTGCCATAAAAAGTTTTGAGCTGCTACTGTAAGACCATATGCATTCTGAGCATTCTGTTGATTAACTGCATTAATTGCTGCAGTCTCTGCTGTGTTTGCTTGTCTTCTCCATTGCACATTTGATTGTGCTATAGCTGTAGCATTTTGAACATTAAATTGTTCTCTATTATATTCTAACTGAGTATTAAACTGCTCAACTTGAGTAGCTAATTGAGCATCTAATTTATTAGCTTCAAACTCATTAGCAACTCTACGAGCTTCAGCAGCGTTTAATTGATTGCTATTAAACTGAGCCATTGCATTATTTTGTTGAGCATTAAATTGCTCAACTGATGCATTTAAACTTGCCATAAATTGATTGGTTTGATTTTGACTTGTAGCATTAAATTGTTGTGCAGCATTTTCAGCAGCTTGATTACTTAACATTCTTTGTTGCTCATTTTGTGCTTTAATCATACTAGCTTGTTGTTCATTACTTAAATTAGCCATATCCATAGCTAAAAAAGCTTGAGCATTTTGTATACCAAACTTAGTATTTTGATCAGCTTCTGCTAAGTTTCTTTGTGACATTAATATAGCATTTTGAACAGCAGCTTGTTGATCATTACTAGCATTAGTTAAACTAACTGTTTGTAAAAACTTACTATTATTAACAGCTCTTTGTTGATCAGCACTAAACTGAGCCATGTCCATACTAAAAACATTTTGAGCATTAAACAAAGCTGTTTGTTGGTTTAGCTCTGCATCTTTTAATGCAGCAGTAGCTTCAATAGATTTTTGTTGTGATACACTAGTTTGTATAGCTTGAGCATTTGCTTGAGCTATCGGTAAGGCTGATGTTATAATAGTATTAATTAAGGCATCTCTTCCTACAGTAGAAACTTCCATGCCACGTTTAGCTAACATTTGTTCAACAGATGCTACAGCAGGTCTAGCCCAAGCAGGTATATTACCTTCTTCAATACCAACTAGTAAACTATCTATTTGATTTGATACTAAAGCTTCTTCAGGTAATCCTTCAACAATTCCTCTTTCTTCTTCAGTAAAATCTGTTAATTTAACTTCAAGAGATTCAGGATCGTTTCCTAATTCAGCAATATCTTCTTCACTTAAACCAGCATTACGTAATTGTTTTTTAGCTCGTGTAACTTTAGCAAGAGTTGTACCAGCTACTTTTGCAGCTTGAGCTTTTGCTTCAGGACTTATAGTTCCAACAACTCTTTGTTGTAAAGCACCTTCTACAACTTGAACATCAACTCCTTCAATAGGAGCAGTTATATCTACTCCAGCAACTTTAGCTAAAGCTTCGTCAACTTCAGGTGAAACTGTACCACTTGCAGCATCAACTACAGCAGTTTCAGAAACTTTTGCTATATCTTGTGCAGCTATATTTGCAGCTTCAAATGATTTAGGTTCATTTGCTGTAGCAACATCTTCAATGGTCGATACTTGTTCAGGCGAAACAGCAGCTACTTTTGCAGCTTCTGCATCTTTAATATCTTTTATTTGAAGAGCAGCAGCTTGTTCAGGAGTAATTTCTGTACCTTCTCGACTAATAGGTGTTGGTGCATCAATCTGTGGAATATCTTCAGGTTTAACACCAGCAGCTAACTGTTCAGCTCTAGCACCAGTTCTTAAACCTCTATATTCTCTACCAATTTGAAAAGCTGATTTACCTGCTGGGTCTTCCATCCCAATAGGAGTAGTTCTTTTCATAGCTCCTGTAGCATCAGGCTTTTGTTCGTCTGAATATTCACCCGGCTGTACATTTCCAAAACCCGGATCAAATGGTGTTTGTTCAGGTGGAGCTGGTTGTACTTGAGTAACCTCACCAGTAGATTGCTCTTGAGGTTGATTATTTTGAGTAGTTGTTTGAGTTGTTGTAGTAGTTTCTGGTGTAGTTTGAGTAGTAGCAACAGGAGTTTCAGAAGCAGGAGGGTTATCTTTTACTTGTTGATTTAGTCTATCTTGTCGTCTTACTTCGTCAAACTCTTCTCTTCCACGACCACCTCTTTGTAAAGAAACTCTACCACCTTTAGTATAATCTTCTCTAGAACCTTTACTGTATCTTTTTCTATCTTTTCTTTTATTTGCCATTTTAAATCCTATATACCTATTTTACTTAACTTCAAACAATTTGTCAAGCTTTTCACTGATTTTATCTATTCTTTCCATGAGTCTAGACATATCATCTCTTAACTCAGCTTTAGTTACGTATTCTCTTGCAATCTCTTCACGAGTTTTGTTTAGCAAGATGTCTTGTCTTTTAATTTCTGCAGAGTTTTGTCTAATGCCATAAACTATTGGAGCTAGGACAAGAGTTACAAAAACATTCCATATAATGTATGCTGAGATTTCCATCTTAGCCTACAGATGGTAATTCGCCAATTGGTCTAACTGCTGGGTCTGCATTGTTATATACATATAAAGCTGCTAAAGCATCTACGTCTGCAGCGTTATCTATTTGTGTACACATAGCATTAGCCTTAGTTCTTACTGCAGCTCTTTGAGTTGTAATAGAACTAGGAACTGCTGTACCACCTTCTGAAGCTCGAACAACCATCCAGTCTGTAGGTGATAGTCTACCGGCTGCTCCTGAGTTGATAACTTCTTTGTGTAAAGTTTTCAAACCTTTAACTAAAGTATCGCCTGAACCTGAATCATTTAAAGGTTTAGCTGTAGCCGTACCATAGGTTGCAGTAACTGTACCACTTGCAAAGTTAAACGATTGGTCAGTGTTATTGTAATATTTAGGGTTTTTATAATTAGTGCCATCTTGCACGACCTCATAAATTCCAATAGCTTCTAACTCAGATGCAGACCACATAGTAAATATATTACTAGGATAGTTTACATTTCCTATAGTTAGTGCTTTAGGTCTTGTATAGACCTGTGTTACGTTATTTGATTCTACTAAAGCCCACATAATTACCTCGCTGTTGTTGGGATTCCTGTTGATGTTACCAATGGATTTTCTGCAAATGCCATATACAAATAAGTATGGTCGCTAAAATTAAGGTTATTATCATCTCTGCATTTAAACCCATTACTTAAAAAATCTATATTCTTTGTTGAACTTGCACCTTGAGGGTCACTTGCTTGAGCAACTAAATAATCATCCATTACATTTGATGTGCTTCTAGCAGTATCCATAATATCCCAACCCATATTTGCTTGGGTAGATTTAAACATTATCCATTTTGGTTTAAATCCTGTATAAACAAAAGCACCATCATCTGCAGAATTTCCTTTATAACTACCAAACTTGCTGTAGCCTTGTTTTTCTGTCCAAGCCCAAAAAATATACTCGTCACCATTTATATTACAATTATCATAAGCACTTGAACCTTGAAATACAGTAAAAATACTTGAAGTACCTCTACTGTTACTAGCTCTTGCACTAACCCTACCTGATGCACTATCAGTTTCACCATTAGTATAGAACCTCATTACATGATTAGCTGAATTTTTTTCATGCCAAACAAGCCACGCTGCAGCAGTATCTTTCCTTTTTACTATTATCCAATTAGGTTTTGCTCCAAGTCCATGTCCTATTGTTTGGTTATCCGAACCGTTACCTGTGTAAGTTCCTATGGTAAAACCAGCAGTAGAATTTGTTTGTATCGTACTTGTAATATCGCCATCTGAATTAGAGCTGGTAGAATTTCCGTTAGCTTTCCATTGCCACGCAACATTTTTTTCACCATTTACATTATTACTACTATTATTTGTTATACCAAATCCATCTGTATTAAATGAACTTATTAAAGAACTAGCAGTACCTATGGCTGATGTTACATTACTCCTAAAATATTTTGTAACACCATAGTTTGATGTTTGCCATATATGTGCAGTATTTGAATCCATACATTTCATCCAAACAAAATCTGGTTGCAAATCACTATTACCATCATTGGTAATATTTGTAGCTGTAGCATTACCAGTCCATCTAGCAACCTGAAAGTGTGCTGATGGGTCGTCTATTGTTGTATAAGACATATTATCCGTACTCCGCTAAATTTTTTGTACACAAGGCATAGTAGCCTGTTGGTGGTGCATACTCGAATGTTCCATATCCGTTTGCATCTGTTGCTGCACTTGAGATTGATATATTTGTAAAACCACCAAAGTTTACTAACCAACCTGCATTACCAGTATAAGAACCATGTGTTGCTTTATAGGCTGATACTGCAAACATATAAAGACCTTCTGCATCTCCACCTGTAGGAATTGATATTCCGTTTGTTCCGTTTACTGGGTCTCCACTACTTTGATAAGTTCCGTCTTTTGACCAATAAACCTTACCATTGTCAGCATCAAGAGCCACACCTATTATATTGCTATTAGTATAATCATTGGCTGATGCTGGTAAGGAATCTCCAACTTCAGCTTTAGGTGTTCCATAACCTATAGCTTTACCAACCATTACATTATCATTGTTTCTACCCCAATTTTCTATATCTCCAAAATCTCCAACGCCTATACCAGCCATTGCAGGGTCATAAATTAATTGTCCTTCCATGTACCACTTACCTGATGTAACTCCTATAGTTGAAATAGCTGTTTGCCAATAGTCATCAAGAGTGCTGGTAGTTCTTGTGCTGCCTTCAGTATAAGTTGGGTTATTACTAGCTGTTGCTGAGTTTCTGTTTAAAACATTAAGTGTTGCAAAATTATTAGTCGGAGTATCTGTAGACTGGTCGGCTGCTGTTATATTGTTTAAACTCCAATTATTTCCATTTCCACTAGCATCAGCACCCAAAGAACCTGAATTACTAAAATCTAAATAAAAACCATTTGTTCCATAAGAGCCTTCGTATTCTTTAGGCATCCATATAGCACTATCTTCATCAAACTCTCCAAAGTCTGTTGGAGCTAATGCTTCACCTTCAACCCAATGTATTTCAGCCATATAACCATTAAATCCTTGAGCAAAACCTGTAGAAGCATTAATAAAAGCTCCAATAGCATGAACAACATTACCATCTGTACCATCGTTCTTTTTGCCCCAAATAGATTTTTCGTTTTGACTAGGTTGAGTATCTGTAGAAAAATCAGTTATTTCTTCACCGTTAACATACAGTCTCATTCTATTTCCAGCAGTAGCGTTGGCTGTGTCCCATACTGCTACAACGTGCATCCAAGCACTATAATCTCGAAAAACTGCTGTTGTTCTAAGTTCAGCAACACCATCAACATCTGAATTATTTCTAAACCCTATTGGTTGTCCTCTAAAACGAATATCAAAATCACTTTGAGCATCTGATGCACCAAACATTCTTTCTTTTGGAGCAGTGGCTGAACTTTCTGTCGGTATATGTTTTACCCACATAGAAGCAGTCCATTTTAACCTGTTCCAATCTGAACCTGAAGTATCTCTAGTTATATACAAATATTCTGAGTTATCAGATTCAAACTTCAAAGAGTTACCAATATTATACCCAGTATCTGTAGATATACTACCTCTATTATGTAACCTTTGTAAAGTTTCCATAGATTATTAAGTTTGTGCCATGTTCTGTACTCTGCCAATTTCTTGCCATACAGAACCATTGTATCTAAATGCAAATATATCTGTTTTATTGGCTGTAGCAGTAACCGTAGGAGCTGTTGAAGCTGCGAACTCAAATACAGTATTCCAAGCAACCGTCCTAGCTGTACCACCTTGAGCTATCTCAATACTAATAATAGCTCCTTCTACTGCATTACTTGGTGCAGATATGGTTGTGTTTTCACTAGTACTATAATATGCATTAGCTGCTGCTGCAGCATCCCAAGCTGTTGCATTAGAACTTGAACTAATAGCTACTTGAGAAATGTTTGCTGAAGTTTGACAAGTTACTACACCTGAAGTGTTTAATGTTCCATCAATGTCTGTGTTGTCTAAGTTTGCAGTTCCGTCTACATCTATGTCTCCAGATATATCTAAACTACCTGCATCAAGCTCACCAGTAATAGTTATATTCCTACCACCAGTAATGTCTTTATTGGAATCTGTAATAATAGCCTTACTTGCAATAACTGTACCGTTTGTAATACCATCTATTAAATTAATATCTGTAGCACTTGCAGTAACACCGTCTAGGATGTTTAACTCTGCAGCAGTAGACGTTACATTTGTACCACCTATATCAAGTGTAGTCATTGATACTTCACCAGCTACTGTCAATACTCCATCAGCAACAGTCATTAAGTCTGTGTCATCGGTATGACCAATAGTAGTACCATTAATAATTACATTGTCAACTGTAAGTGTTGTTAAAGTTCCAAGACTTGTAATATTTGATTGTGCTGCACCTGTTACTGTAGCTGCAGTACCACTTGTATTTCCTGTAACATTACCTGTTAGATTTCCTGTAAATTGTGTTGCTGTTAGTATACCCGAACTTGGATTATAAGTAAGACCTGTATCAGTTTCTAAACCTTGTGTACCTGTAGCACCATCAACAAACACAGGAAAAATTGTTTCATCTGTACTGTTGTTTGCAGACACTGTAACTGTAGTAGCTAAAGCTGCAGTACCTGTAGTATCTTGGTTAAGTGTACCAATTACAAAATCTAACGTATTATCACTATCATCATAGGTTACTGATATGCCAGTTTCTGTGTTAGAACTAACCATAGCACCTACTGTATCAGATATAGTTTCGGCTAGTGTTACACCTCCAATAGTTATTGCATCAGCTTCTAGCGTACCATCAATGTCTGCATCACCTGAAATATCTAAACTAGTAGCATCTACTTCTCCTGCTACAGTTACAACACCACTTGATAAAGTTATTAAATCAGTATCGCCTGTATGTCCAATTTGTGCACCATTAATAAAAACATCATCAACGGTTAAAGATGTAAGAGTACCAAGACTTGTAATATTAGGCTGTGCTGCATCAACAACAAAATCTAACGTACCATCAGCATCTTGATAAGTTACTGTTATGTTTGTTTCTGTGTTAGAACTAACCATAGCTCCAACAATATCTTGTATTTGTTCAGTGGTTGGTATTTCAGAAGTTATTGCTAATGTTCCTGTTGTAACAGGTAAAGTAGCTGTAACGTTTCCTGAGTATGCACTATGGGCTGCAGCTTGTAGTCTAGTATAATGAGCATTAGATGATTCACAATAAAAATCTACATAAGATTGTGTCCCACCATTTTTAATTGCTATAGCACCTTGAGATATTGCTACTCCATTTGTAGAGCCACCAGCAACACCTAATGTTCCTGCAACAGTAGCGTTAGTATCTGCTGTTAAAACACCAGTAACATCTAACGTACCTGCAATATCTATGTTAGTATCAAGCATTGAACTAACAATAGAGTCAGCACCGATTACAAAATCTAATGTATTATCTGAATCATCGTAAGTTACAGATATACCTGTTTCAGTATTAGAGCCAACCATAGCTCCTACAGTATCACTAATTGTTTCTGCTAACGTTACACCTGCTATTGTAATTGCATCGGCTTCTAAAGTTCCGTCTATATCTGCATCACCTGATATGTCTAAGGTAGCAGCATCAAGTTCTCCAGAGATTGTAATGTTTCGTCCACCAGTAATATCTTTGTTAGCATCTGTAATAATAGCTTTACTAGCTATGACAGTTCCGTTAGTTATACCATCTATAAGGTTTATATCTGTTGCACTAGCTGTAACACCATCTAAAATGTTTAGTTCTGCAGCAGTTGCTGTGATAGCTGTACCATTAAAGTTAATAGCATCTGCATAAAGAGTACCGTCAAAGTATCCATCTTTAAACTCTAAAGAGCTAGTACCTAAATCTATATCGTTATCTGTAACAGGTACAATAGCACCATCGGCTATATATAACTGTTGTACAGAACTACTTGATACTTCTACATAAAACTCAATGTAGTTATTTGATGTATCTATTAATACTTTATTGTTTGGAGAAGTTTCTCCTGCATCACCAATAAGACCAATCACTGGACCTTCGGCTGTTGTACCATCATGTGCGTGACCTGATGTATTGCTGAAAGCATTTAAAATTTGATTGTATTCGTTATTGAATAGTGCAGCAGTTATTGTGTCTCCATCTGAAAACGAACTCTGTCTTATGTACCCTGCCATTTGTTTATCTCCTACCTGAAGGTATAAAATCTATATATAAACCATTTATTTTGTATGGTGGTTTTGTATCCTCTGTAACAACTGTAAAGTTATTACTTGTACCACTTCCTTGTACTGGTATTCTTATCATCGGTGCTGCAGTACCACCAAACACTGTTGAGTTAAAAACTGCATCTCCAAAAATTGAAGGTGGATTAACTGTACCAAAAGAAAAATCACTTGTTGGTTGTGGAATATCTTGACTGTTAAAGTCGTATTTAATTTGTAGTGCTGGAGTTACAACTCCTTCGGCTGAACAAGAAACTCTAACGTAATGTAAAGTTTTTAAAGTTCCTAAGTCTCCGTAGTCATAGTCTGGTGTGGCATATCTAGCAAGTATGTTAGACCCATTAAAGTCGTCACCTGAATCGTGTACAAGCACATAGCCATCAGTATCACCGTGAAAATATTTTTCAACACCATCATCATTAAATCCAGCTCCTATGCTGGTTACTTCTATTCCTTTTGTTTCTGACCACTCAAATCCGTTTGGTCTAAGTGTTCCTATAATTCCTTCTTGTTGTGCATTAATAACACTTGTATTTGTATAAAATAATCTATACTGAGACTTTTCTCTAATAACAACACTTGAAATTATATATTTATCAATGTTTTCTGCCAACTGTGTAATAATAGGTTGGATAGCTTTACTAACTGTACCCAACTCAACGTCTCCAATCCTTGCAGTACCAGCAACTGTTCTTAGTCCATCGGGTGCTAAGAATATAAGGTCACCACCTATCTCTTGGATACTGTAGCCTGATAGACAACCAATGTTCTTTGCCACTGGAATTACTGCTACAGAACTTGCATCATTTATATTTTGTAATTTAAATATACTGTTTCTACAAAATATAAAAAGTTCATTACGGAAACTTTTAATGCCTACTACTTGGTCTGATAAAGTTACAGAACCATTTCCAGTACCATTAAAAGTTGTTGGGTCTAATGTTGTGCTGTAAAATACTGTACTAAGATTATCTTCAACACCTGCAACAATTAAATGTTTATCGTGTATTTCAGAATGTGTTGCAAACTTTGTACTTGTTACAGTTATCTCACCACTAAAGTATGTTCTACTATTAATGTTAGAACCTGTACCTTCCATTCTAAAATAGTAAGGTTTGTTAGCTCCATCACAAATTACTAGTAGTCCATAATCATATGTAGGTCCTTCAAACAATGAAAAGCTAATTTTGCCTTGTCCTGTTCTAGAAA